AAGCTACCGGAGAGCGTTACCTCCCGGAAAAGGCGATCAAGAGTCTTTCGCCGCAAGAGTATGCCGCCACTACGAGAAAGAAGCGAGCGGATACAAAGAAAGGAAAACAATTCTCGGCACAGCCTAAAACAGTTGCCAAGAAAGTTAAACCACATAGGAAGAAGTGATGGCTGAAAGACCGAATTACTCCGCTGGCATTGCACAGCTTATGAATACACCAGTAGGACAAATCTCTGGACGCAGTGGAGCATCTGCAGTGTTTCCTGATGTTGGCTCTATGAGTGACTCACAGCTCGCTGAGCTGATGCGCCTGCTACAATCAGAAGAAGGTCAGATGATGTTTGATCAACAATACGGATCAGGCCAAGCCAATCGATTCTTGGCCAACATCATGAATCAAGACATGAAGAGACGTGGGCGTCTTGACAATGAGTTTGGTCAAGAAATGTACAGCGTCGAAAGACTCCTTAACATGCTGAACCAATAAGATGGCTGTTGTTACCCCTGACTTAAAAGAGATATTCGAGGAGGCCTACGAGCGGGCTGGCCTTGAGATGCGTTCCGGATACGACCTCAGGACCGCAAGAAGAAGCTTGAATTTATTGACACTTGAGTGGCAAAATCGCGGGCTGAACCTGTGGACTATTGAGCCCGGGACAATCTCGCTAACGTCAGGTACAGCAACCTACGCTTTACCAGCAGATACAATCGACGTGATAGAGATGTCTCTCCGCACTGGGACAGGCACGAATCAAATCGACAGTAACGTGGAGCGTATCAGTGTATCGACTTATTCTCAGCAAACTAATAAAAACACTACCGGAAGACCCGTACAAGCGTTCGTTCGCCGTTTGGCAACGGAAACAACTGTTACGTTGTGGCCTGTGCCGGATTCAACTGACTCTTATACTCTGGCGTATTACCGCCTCAGTGGCATTGAAAGTATTGACGAGGGGATTTCAGGAACGGCTGACATGCCTCCGAGATTCGTTCCTTGTCTGGTTGCGGGGCTTGCCTACTACATTGCGATGAAGCGGCCAGAGGTCAACGAAAGAGTAGGCGCTCTCAAGCAAGAATATGAGTTTCAGTGGGAGCTCGCCGCAGGAGAGGATAGAGATTCATCTGCGATCCACTTTATCCCATTTAACACGTTTTATATGAGTGGACAGTAATGCCGGTTTACGCAAAAGGCAGTAAGGCCTTCGGGTTCTGTGACAAGACTGGGTTCAGGTATCCGCTTGAAGACCTAGTGTATGAGGTCAGAAACGGCGTCAAAACAGGTATGCGTGTCGGTCGAGACGTGGTCGATCCAGATCAACCGCAAAACTTCCTTGGCCGAGTAAAAATATTCGATCCACAATCCCTGCTCGATCCGCGTCCAGACAAAGCCTTAGACGCAAGCAGAGCGATCTTTGGATGGAACCCAGTGGGCAGTCCGCTCACATTAATGACAGGTGCTGTCGGGACAGTAACAATCACGGTGGAATGAGGTGAGTGATGAAGAAGACCAAGGGCTACGCCAAGGGCGGAGCAATGAAGAAAGTAAAGGGCATGGCCGGGGGCGGCAAGATGCCAATGGTCAAAGGCAAGGGCGGAACAATGGTTCCAGCATTTGCGGCGGACGGCAAGGGCAAGATGGCCAAGGGCGGCATGACCAAATCTTCTGTTACGAAGAAGAAAGCCGGTGGCGCGATGAAGGGTACTAAAGCCATGGCTGGCGGTGGTGCAATGAAAAAGACAAAGGGTTATGCTACAGGTGGCGTAGCTCGTGGTACAGGCGCGGCTACAAGAGGAAAGAAATTTACCCGGAGCGCTTAATGCCCTACCTAATATCAAACGTGCCCAGCTTCAAGTGCTGGGTTCGCAAAGAGTTCACAGCAAATCATCAGGACTATCACGGAGAGTTTATCCACGCTCTTGCATTTGCTGTTAATACAATTCCAGACAGGTCTCTAAGCTTCCAAGTCGTATTCACAGGATGTGAAATTGACTTTGAAGAAAGTGCAAATGCACATAATGTTCACGGCGGTGCCATGTGGGCAAGAATGCCTATACAAGCCCTTGTCGCAGACATCCCGTTGAACGACTGGCCTGACCGAATGGAAGATCATCTAGCTCAACCTTGGGACTGCGAATCAAGACATCACTCAGTGGTGGTCATGGACCGAGTCAGTTCAAGCCCATGGATAGCAAAGATCGACGGAGAGTTTTACGAAGGACGATACATGTTCACCGTGGACTATACAGAACACGAGATCGCAGACTCTCCTGACCAGCATAAACAGTCCCACGTCATGTACCTCACTGAGGGGCCGTGGGCAGGGAATATTGTCGCGCTTCCAAACAACAGAGTAAGGGCAACAAGTCCAGCTCTCTGGAGGACCGGCGAGGGAGCTCCTGACTTCGCTCCGAGTCAGCATTTGCACTCGGCCGAGGGGCACTCAAGTTATACGGACCCATCAGTGACTTTCGACAACTTATATCAGGATTGATATGAACTACGCAGAACTCGTACAGGCTATCAAGGACTATACTGAAAACGAAGAGACAACCTTTGTCAGTCAGATCCCTACGTTTGTCCGTCAGGCCGAAGAGCGTATCAATCGTTCTGTTATGGTGCCTGACCTTAGGAAAAACTCTGTTGGTAACGTGACCGCTAGCAACAGATTCTTAACAGTCCCACCGGACTTTCTTGCGGTATTTTCCTTGGCGGTAATTGATGGGGACGGGGATTATGAGTTTCTTTTGCACAAAGATGTCAACTTCATTCGAGAAGCGTACCCCGATAAAACGACAGCCGGAAAGCCTGAGTATTACGGTCTCTTTGACGCCGGGACAATTATCTTAGCGCCAACTCCAGACGCCTCTTACGACGTTCAGTTGCACTACTACTATGACCCAGAGTCTATCGTAACAGCGGGAACAAGCTGGCTTGGTGATAACGCTGAGACAGCGCTACTGTATGGATCACTGCTCGAAGCTTACACCTTCATGAAGGGCGAGCAAGATATCATTAGCCTGTACAGCACTCGATACGATGAAGCCATGACCCAACTGAAGTTGCTTGGGGATGGTAGAGACAAGAGAGACAGCTACAGAAACGGCGAACCAAGAATAAGACTTCAATAAAGCGGAGCCCGAAACAACATGATGAACATCAAGGCAGAAATGCCAAAAGAACCATTTACAGTAATCACAACAGAACACAGAGGCCACACCCCGGAAGAGGTTGCAGAGCAGTGTACTAACAAAATTGTATCAATCGGGGACGAAAGTCACCCCGCAATACAAGCCCAAGCAAGGGCTTTTAAAGACAGGGTGCAAGCCATTATCACGCACTATATCAAGGTCGGTATCGAACAGGACCGTGCTACAATATGTGCAGAGCTTACTAAAGCAGGCCAGCACGAAATAGCTGATCAACTAAGGAGAATGTAAGATGGCCTTTACAGGCAACTTCATGTGTACCAGCTTCAAGCAGGAACTGCTAACGGGTACTCACGACTTTACAAACGGGACAGGTAACACCTTCAAATTAGCACTGTACGACAACAACGCATCTTTCGATGCATCAACGACTGCGTACACTGCGACAGATGAGGTAGGTGACTCAGGAACGTACACCGCTGGCGGCGGCACGTTAACAAACGTTACGCCAACAACTTCAAGCACAACAGCTTTGACAGATTTTGCGGACATCTCGTTTACGTCAGCAACGATCACAGCCCGTGGCGCGTTAATTTACAACGACACAGCGGCAGGAGATCCTTCTGTAGTCGTTCTGGACTTTGGGTCTGACAAGACCTCAACCTCCGGTACGTTCACCATCGTTTTCCCAACAGCCGACGCATCTAACGCAATCATCCGGATAGCGTAATGTCCGACGCCACTGTTCTCTACGAGGGCTGGGGACGCAGTACTTGGAATAGTGGCTCCTTCGGCGAACCAATTGTTCTTCCGGGATCCGCCGGATCTGTTGGTTCTGCATCAGTAACAACTGATGTTAGTGTTTCTGTTACCGGCTTATC